GCAAACATCCACGCTAAACAAGAGCGCATCAAAGCTGGCTCCAACGAGAAAATGCGCAGACCGGGCGCCAAAGGCGCTCCAACAGCAAAACAATTTAAAGAGTCTGCAAAGACCGCTAAAAAATAATGGCAACTAAGAAAAATGTATCGCTTGCAATTGGCCGCGGTGAAAAGCTGCCTGCGTCTAAGGGCGCTGGGCTTACCGCCAAAGGTCGTGCTGTTTATAACAAAGCTACTGGCAGCAATTTAAAAGCACCACAGCCTGAAGGCGGTGCACGTAAAGATTCATTTTGTGCTCGTATGTCTGGCGTAAAAGGCCCGATGAAGGACGAGAACGGCAAACCAACACGCAAGGCAGCATCACTAAAAAGGTGGAAGTGTGGCAGCTAAAAAACCCCAAACAAAATACAAATTTGAACCCCAAATGTGCGATCGTATGATCGAGCTAGGTAAGCAAGGTGCATCTCAAAAGATGATATGGTCTGATTTAGGTATCACCAAAGCAGCTGCCGAAACAATGAAAAAGAACCATCCAGAGTTTGCTGAAGCTCTTGATATGGCTTTGGTACATAGTCAAGCTCATTGGGAGCGTCTAATGCTTGCTAATGCTGAAAATAAAAACTTCAATACCCGTATGGTAGAAGTAGCAGTTCGTGGTCAATTTCAAGACACCTACAAAGAATCCCGCGATGTGAAATTAGATGCTAAAGTGGAAACCAAGGTGGATTTCAATAAAGAAATTGCAGAATTGATTGCCGCCCTAAAAGCCTAAAAATATATTTTTTTAATTTTTACTAAAAAGCCACCCAAGAGGTGGCTTTTTTGCGTATTAGTAAGTATAATGGAAACCTCAATAACTTGAATTGAAAGAATAACTTGACTGCACATGCCCTCTTATCTGCTTCTGGCTCTAAACGGTGGCTTTCTTGCACCCCTTCAGCTCGTTTAGAAGCAACACTTCCCGAACAAAAGCGCTCTTCCAATGGCATTGATTTTTCTGCCGAGGGAACACTTGCCCATTCTTTGGGTGAAATTCGCCTGCGCCTTCATTTTAACCAAATTGGACACGAAGAATATGAACGTGAATACGAAATTATCAAGACCCACCCAATCTACAAAGACTACACTTTTGACGAACGTGAAGATTTTGAAGCTAACGTTGATAATTATGTACTATACGTTCGTTCTCAAATTGGTGAGGCTGACACGCCATTGTTCGAACAGCGTGTCGACTTTTCTGAATGGGTTCCTGACGGCTTTGGTACAGCCGATGTGGTTATACTTTCTCAGCACTCCATTCGTGTCATCGACCTCAAGTTCGGAAGAGGCGTTCCGGTCTATGCGCAAGATAACCCGCAACTTAGACTCTATGCCCTCGGAGCCTACGCCAAGTTCAAAGAAGAATGGCCAGAGATCAAAGAAGTCAGTTACACGATCCACCAGCCCCGACTTGACAGTATCAGTACCGATGGTACCAGCATCAGTAAACTTGTCGACTGGGCCAATTACTTCGTCAAGCCAAAAGCCAAGAAAGCGTGGAGCGGCTCAGGCGAATTCCTCCCAGGCGAATGGTGCCAATTCTGCCGTGCTAAAGCGACGTGCAGAGCGCGCAGCGATTTCAACACAGAACTCGCCCGTCTCGAGTTCAAAGCCGCGCCCCTCCTCAACGAAGAAGAAGTTGCCGAAGTCCTTATCAAAGCCCAAAACTTAAAATCTTGGGTAAACGATATTGAAGAGTACGCTTTAGATAAAGCCGTTACATGTAACACAGTGCCACCTGGATTTAAACTAACAACCACAGTAACACATCGCAAAATTAGCGACCATGCTTTAGCCGCTACTGTGCTTGTAGAAAAAGGTATGGACGCCCAAGTTATTTGGGAACAACCCAAACTTAAATCTATTGCAGCATTAGAAAAGCTAGGGCCAAAAGGACAAGTAACCGCTTGGTTAGGTGATTTGGTATTACGTCCAGAAGGACAACCAAAATTGGTTCGTGTTAAAGAAACCGCTGAGGATGACTTTAAATGAACTCTTGGTTAATTGGATTTATTGGTGTCGTTTATACGATTGTTGCAATACAATTTTTTATGAAAGGCCAAGTAGGCATGGGAATCTCATTCTTAGGGTACGCTCTAGGGAATGTAGGTTTAGTCATGGTAACATTACAATTATAAGAAAGGTACCCATGCAAATAGTTTGTCTAGGAACTGAAATTGAAATTCCTGATATAATGATTGAGAAATACATTAAAGACTTTGATGGATTGCCCGGTAATAACCACGAAGCTGTGGTACAATTACGAGAAGCTATCAATGAAATTATTGAAGCAGTTGCAATAGAGCCAGAAATTTTGCATAAACGAGAGTATTTAAGCGATTTTGTAAAAGCACTGGCGATGCGTCAAGCCTTAGAAACACATGGCATTCTGTACGACGCATAAAGTTATGTTATACTTGCAGTACGGGTAGACGAACTGGCCCCGATTGAAGACCAGTTCTAACGTAAAAAAGGTAACAAATCATGGTACAAAGCACCAAAGTAAAAGTAGTAACAGGCAAAGTTCGTTTTTCTTATGCCAACGTTTTTTCACCAAAAGCTGGTATGAATGGTGGCGAACCAAAGTATTCTATCTCTCTTATTATTCCTAAATCTGATAAAGAAACTATTGCTAAGTTGCAAAAAGCTTTTGAAGATACCAAGACAGCTGCAGCCAGCTTCTTTGGTGGTTCTGTTCCAAAAGGTTTAAAAGGTGGTTTACGTGATGGTGATGAAGAGCGTGATGATCCAGCATACGCAGGTTGCTATTTTATTAACGCAAACTCAGCTCAAAAGCCTGGTGTTGTAGACCAAGACCTCAATCCTATTATGGATATGAATGAGTTCTACAGCGGTTGCTATGGCCGTGCATCAATTACATTCTACCCATACAATGCAGCTGGTTCTAAAGGTATTGCATGCGGTTTGAATAACGTCCAAAAATTAGAGGACGGAGAGAAGTTAGGCGGAGCAACTTCCGCTGCAGCAGATTTTGCAATCTAAGTAGTTATGGGAAAGGCTGACACTATTCAGCTCAAGTACTCGAAGACGAACGACTAAAAAAACTGTCTTTCCCACCCACATTATCGTAGTGCAGGGAGTGTCCGTAGAAACTGCGGCCTCCCTTTTTTGCCCTTTACCAACCATACAACAATAGAGAAAATAAATGGATCAGTATCAAGAATACATTGCCGCCAGCCGCTATGCCCGTTTCGTAGACGAAAAAGCCCGTAGAGAAACATGGGGTGAAACAGTAGACCGCTATGTAAATTATATTTTTAGTCGCACACCAGCGATTAGCGAAGACACAGAATTAAAAACCGAATTACGTAGTGCTATTTATAACCTAGAACTTATGCCGTCCATGCGAGCCATGATGACTGCAGGAAAGAGTGCCGATCGTGACAATACTTGCGTCTATAACTGCAGCTATCTCCCAGTGGATGACCCCAAGAGCTTCGACGAAGCTATGTTTATTTTGCTCTGCGGAACTGGAGTTGGATTTTCAGTCGAGTCCAAATACATTACACAATTGCCCGAGGTGCCAGAAAAACTATTTGAGTCAGACCACACCATTGCAGTACATGATAGCAAAGAAGGATGGGCAAAATCATTACGTTTACTTCTTGCCCACCTCTGGGCCGGAGAAATTCCAAAGTGGGACGTCAGCAATGTTAGACCTGCCGGAGCACGACTCAAAACTTTTGGTGGAAGAGCTTCCGGGCCGGAACCACTGATTGATTTATTTAAGTTTACTGTTAATACTTTTAAACATGCACAAGGCCGTCGCTTAAATTCATTGGAGTGCCACGACTTAATGTGTAAAATTGGTGAGGTGGTTGTGGTGGGTGGCGTACGTCGCTCTGCAATGATCTCGTTGTCTGATCTTGATGATGAAAGGATTCGCCATGCTAAAGCAGGACCTTGGTGGGACACAGCACCGCATCGTGCCCTTGCGAACAATAGTGCGGTGTATAACGAAATACCTACTGTCGGAAAATTCATGGAAGAGTGGTTGTCACTTTACAACTCCCATTCCGGTGAACGAGGCATATTTAATCGGGAGGCTGCTAAAAAGGTTGTTGAAAAATACGGGAATAGAGATAGTGGTTTTGAGTTCGGATGTAATCCGTGCTCAGAGATCATTCTGCGACCATACCAATTTTGTAATTTATCTGAATGTGTAGTGAGACATGATGACAACAAAGAAACCTTATTGCGAAAAGTGCGGCTTGCCGCCATCCTTGGTACAATCCAAGCCACCTTCACAAAGTTCCCCTACCTGCGCAAAGTGTGGCAACGTAATACTGAAGAGGAGCGCTTACTTGGCGTTTCCCTTACAGGCATCTACGACAACCCTTTGCTCACCACCGAAGGGGAAGAGTTAAATGAACTCCTCGCAGAGCTCCGCTTGGCAGCAAGAGAGGCAAATGAGCAGTTTGCTGCAATCCTTGGAATCCCTAAATCAGCTGCAATTACATGTGTTAAACCAAGTGGCACAGTATCACAGCTTGTTGACTCAGCTTCGGGAATCCACCCACGACACGCTAAATACTACATCCGCAGAGTACGCGGAGATAAAAAGGATCCTCTCAGCCAATTCTTGGTTAGTCAAGGAGTTCCAGCGGAGGACTGTGTCTACAAGCCAACTCAGACAACTGTGTTTAGCTTCCCAATCAAAGCCCCAGACGGAATCACCAGAGACGAAGTAAGCTCAATTAATCATTTGGGGTTGTGGTTAACATATCAAAGACATTTTTGTGAACATAAACCATCGGTAACAGTTTCTGTAAATGAAAATGATTGGCCTGCGGTGGGTGCTTGGGTTTGGGAGCATTTTAATGAAATGAGTGGTGTATCTTTTTTACCAATGGATAATGGTACATATAAGCAAGCACCTTATACAACCTGTACAGAACAGGAGTATGAAGAGCTTAAAGCTAAAATGCCTGTACTTGACTGGAGTATTTTTAAGGAAGAAACAGACAATGTGGAAGGTGCTCAAACTCTTGCGTGTAGTTCCGGCCACTGCGAAATATAATGATAACTCCGGAAAAACAAGAGTACATGCGTAAGTACCGCGCCGTCAATAAAGAAAAATTGGCGGCGCAGGACAAAAAGAAAACTCAAGAGCGAAGAGTTAAAAACAAACTTAAAGCAATTGAGTATCTTGGGGGTAAGTGCGCACACTGTGGTATTGTTTCTGAGCATCGGGGCATTTATGATTTTCATCATATAGATTCAGCGGGTAAAAAAGCGGATCCCGGATCATTAATGCACTATAGTTAAAAACGTATACAACAGGAACTGGATAAGTGTATTTTGCTGTGTGCTAATTGCCACAGGATTGAACATGGAAAGGAGTAGTCCGTGGGCATGTCCTCCACTCAATCTACTCAATTGGAACCTAGCATGGACGTGGCAAGTCCTTGCGTGGGAAAATGCGAGCTCAACTTCTCTAGCGTTTGCAAAGGTTGCAAGAGAACAAGAGATGAAATTGCGGCTTGGACACGCCTATCAAACAGCGAAAAGCAACAGGTAATAGATAGAATCACATGGTGGTGATATTGGGGAGGCTTGCATAGCTCCCCTTTTTTATGTATAAAAAAGTATGTTAAAGTACTGTTTTGTAGGAAAAAATGTAAAGATGTAAGATTTTGTCAACAAACATGTCGATAAAATTAATTTTCTTCGACATATGTCAACAAATATGTTTATACTGTAAACTATTGTCAACAAAACCGCCAATACGTTGGCTTGCCTAAGGAGCATTTATGATTTATAGCATTGATTTTGAAACACGCAGCCACATCGACCTAGTCGACCAAGGGCTAGACATCTACGCCAACGACGACACAACAGAAGTGTTGTGTATTGCGTTCGGTAACCCTGCAACCGATTCCGTTATTGTTACAAAACCCCGAGTTGACCCCTCAAACGAAGACCTAATGTTTTTGTTGGCGCACGTCAAACGCGGTGGCAAAATCCAAGCATGGAACGCCATGTTCGAGTACGCCATCTGGAACTGCGTCTGTGTGCCTAAGTACGGCTGGCCACCACTAAAGCTGGAGCAGTGCATTGACTCCATGGCTATTGCCGCGGCCAATAACATACCACAATCATTGGATGATGCTGGCGTGTTTATGGATGCAGAACACCAAAAAGACCCCCGTGGCAGATTTTTAATTCAAAAACTTTGTAAACCCAAAAAAGACGGAAAGTTTAATAACGATCCTATGCTTATGGAAGAGTTGTTCCGTTATTGCTCCCAAGACGTACGTACAGAAATGGCTATAGGAAGCGTTTTAAGGCCCCTTACAGCCTCCGAACAGGAGATCTGGTACCTCACCCAGCGCATCAACCTAAGAGGCGTACCAGTCGATCCACAGGAGCTCCATAACGCTGTCTTGGCTGTGGTAAGGGCACAGGATGCCATCGACAATGAATGCGTCGCCTTGACCGGTTGTA